GTAATGACCGCTATTGGAATAGTGTTAATAGTTATCTCTCTTGCTTGGGATCCTAGTGGTACTACCGCTCAAGCGATTAATAGCGCTATGTTTGCTGCTGGTGTAGCGTTAACGGCGGCAGGTATAACAGCTATGATGATGGAGCCGCCTGAATTTAGCGAAGCTAAAAAGATAGAGGGCGTAACTGCGGGATCTTATTTGTTTAATGGCCCTGTAAACATAGTAAGAGAAGGGAACCCTGTTCCTTTGGTTTATGGGCAGATTTTGGCTGGCAGTAACGTTATCGCTGCATTTACTGATGTTGATCATGTAAATGCTGCTGATGGACACATCACTTCGTAAAATGAAAAAGGAAACTAAAAAAGTAGAGTACGAAGCGCTAAAAGATTTATCTTTTGCTGGCGGCGGTCCTCCTCCGCCCCCAGTACCGAGAGATCCAATCGAAGAGCCCGTAGGTATAGATACCCCAGAGTTTCCTAGGGCGACAGACAGAAACCAACAAGGCAAACCACCCGGAGCGCTATCTCTTAGCACTACAGAAGTAATAGATTTAATTAGTGAAGGCGAGATAGAAGGAATATCTTCTGGAGTTCATGTTTTTGACGCTACTTTGGGCAACACTGGCTACGAATCTGCTAAATTTGAGCCTTATGTTCCAACTGAACCCGGAGGCAGTATTGCCAGCACATCTGGATACCTAAGATCAGTATACTACAACGACGTAGAAATTTTATCAAAACAAGGATATTTTAATTTTGATTCCGCAGATTTTCAGTTTACGCCCGGAAATAAAGTAGGCGAATCAATAGCTCTTACTACCGATGACGAAGTAGGATCAAATCAATTACAGGTTATAAGAAGCATAAGCGAAAGACTTTTCGGCCCAGAATTAACTTATAAAAACACAGACGAGTCACAAGAGTCTTATTTGCCAGAGCAAATGGTCTTGAAAGAGGGCGAAGATGAACTTGGAAGACATCAAGCTAACTTTTACAAAATATTAAACAAAAGATGTAAGTCATTTAAAGTAAACGTAAAAATAGGAAGCCTCTTTAAGAGAGAGTTAGAAGGGCCATTTAAATACAAAGAAGGCCAATCACCGCCAAAAGTCGGCAAAGGAGACACGAAAGCTAACACTGTAGAATATAGAATAGACTACAGGCCATATTTCTCAAAAGATTACAAAAACTCAGATTTTTTCCCAAGGGACGATTCAGGCAAAATTAATCAAACTACGACAAACGTAAAAAAAGAAACAGTGTTCGGCAGAGTAGCCGCTGGCTACATGAGAGAGACTCTAGTAGAAGTTGATACTTCTAAATATCAACAAGAAATGGAAGACCCAGATTTTATGGGTTGGGAAGTGGCGATATACAGATCTACTTTCGATTCTTTTTCTAGCAGTGAAGGAGCGACAACGACTGTTGACTCTATAGTAGAAATATATGAAGAAAGATACTGTTATCCAAACTCTGCATATGTGAGAAGCAGGTTTAGGGCTGACTCCTTTTCTGCGTTACCTAAACGAAAATTTTTAACAAGAGGTATAAAAGTAAGAGTCCCAAATAACTACAATACGCTCCTAAGAACGTATGGAGCCTCAAGAGGGGGCGCTTCAATTTCCAATGGCGGAGACTCTTCATTGGATCAAATGTATGATGAAAATGGAGCAGCTTTGGGCGCTTCAACAGAAGATTGGAATGGAGATTGGAAAAGAAATTCTGACGGTACAATAAGATACGAATGGACAGACAACCCAGCTTGGATATTTCATGATTTAATCACTAATCCAAGATATGGACTAGGAAAACAGATAGGTTTAAATAATGTTGATAAATGGGGACTATTTGAGATTGCAAAATATTGCGATGTTATGGTTCCTAATGGCAAATCTAATCCAGATGGGACAAAAGAAGGTGGGGAGCCAAGGTTTACTTGTAATGTAGCTATAACTAACAGAGAAGATGCTCTTAACGTAATAAATTCATTCGCTTCTATATTTAGAGGGCTATCTTTTTACCAAGGCGGAAAATTACAGGCATCATTTGATGCTGATAAGCCAGTCACATATCTTTTTAACAACTCTAACGTATTAGAGGGCAATTTTGTTTATAGTAATTCATCTAAAAAAGCTAGAGCTACTGTAGTTTTAGTAAGATATAATGATTCTGATAATTATTATAAACCGACCATAGAATATGTAGAAGACACAGATGGAATTAAAAAATACGGAGTTCAAGTAAGAGAATTAACAGCATTTGGAACAACATCAAAAAGCCAAGCAATTAGATTCGGTAAGTACGTATTGTTCACTGAAGCTCTAGAGACTCAAAGCGTTAACTTCACAGCAGGTTTAGAAGGAGCCTACATATCCCCCGGACAAATAATATCAATATCTGATAAGGCTAAGGGTAATTACGCAGACTTTTCAATAAATAGAAGAGGAGGTAAGTCAACTAGGCTAGATATTGAATCAGGAGGATCTGATAATTTAGCAACTGGCTATCTTTACCTAGATGCTTCTATATCTGGATATGTCAACACTTCAAAAGTAGCCGCAAGTGACAGGTTTCAATTAGAGGTACTAACACCTCCCGTATATATTGACGCTATTAATACGTCCATATCTGATAGTTCTAATGCATCTTCTTACGTTAAGAAGCCTTCGGTTCAAAAATTTTCTTTCATTAAATCTGACGTACTTGAAACTGGAACAGCATACAGTGGAATCTCAAATAATCATACTAAATCTGTAATTAAAATAACTGGAGACCTTTCGAGCTCTACAAATGTTTTTGATACAAGTAATTTCAATGTAACTGGATTTACCGGACTGCTTTATAATGAAGAATCACAGCAAATTAATGGAACTGGATTTGTTGAACCTAAACCGGATCATTTTGCTTGGGGCGTAGGATTTACAGGAGCCAAACTAAACATAACACCAGATATAGATTTATATAAAGTAGTAGGAGTACAAGAGAAGCATGGTAATAAATTTGTAATCAATGGTATAGAGCACAAACCTGAAAAATACGATTTAATTGACTTCTCTACTCAAAATATAGCTCCTGCATCTTTTGATTTTCCCGGAGCCGCCACTAACTTTAATTCATTTGTTATTCCTTTAACTTCAAACTCTAGAAAAATAAGATACTCTTTTGCAGAGCCTTCACCTAATACTGATCTAGCTGGTTTCAAAATTTACGTAAAACTTGGGGCTTGGGATCTTACTAACGACTTTAATGAAGACCCATTTGAAGTATTTCCTAATTCGGAATATTTAAGGGATTTCCTACCTAAAGGAAAAACGTCCTCTGAATTTTTGCCCACCGAAGACGGAACTTATAATTTTAGAATATATTCTGTAAATACTTATGGAAAAGCTGACTCTAGCGCTTACCTAGAAGGATCTGTTGCTGTAGACGGAATTAATTTGCTTATGGACATGACTGTGAACTCATTGTCTTTAGTGGGAGATTTGGATGGGGGAACGAATGAGTCTGCTAAGAAAGACGGTGATAGCGATTTCACTACTTCAGACTTGCAAATACAGTGGCAAGCTGGCTTTACAGATGAAAAACTGACAGCTTTTGCAATACCGAATGATTTTGAATTTAGAGTAACATACAGATACCCAGATCAAAATTACGCAAGTCCCGGAAATATAATTTTACATGAGCAAACAGGTATTAGCTCTGCTAAATTTTCTGATGATTTAACAATGTCTGAAAATCTAGCTATATCTGTACCTGCTGAATTAGGCTCCGCCATAACGCCATTTAGATCGTTTGATGTAGTTGTTGAAGCCGTGGACTCTCAAAATAGAACTTCTGCTGGCGGATCTATAACTAGAGATGGAGGTGGAAATGTAACCTCTGAATCTACATATTTTAATTCCAAAGGCTACGATATTCTTTATGTAAATAATTCGGCTCCTGAATCCATAAGGGTTTCAGATAGATTAGGAACTAATGGAGCTCAAGCAGAGAATTGCGATAATGCAGTAAACGCTAATTTCTGCACTGATCAGTGGCTAGAAGATGACGGAACTTTAAATTTTGTAATTGAAAAAGATACAAATGGAATTGTAACCGGAGTATCTGATCTATCTCAAGCCGTCTTTATAGTCTCTAAAACTTATTTCGATTCAACGTCAATACCATCTAAAATAGATAATGTAGTCGCAGATGGATCTGTAACTTCTTTAGAGAGAATCACAAAGCTAGACGATGAACCAACTTTCGCAATAGTTTCTCAGGGGCTGACGAAAGACGAAGATTACGTATTTACCGTAAAAACTCCATTTACAGACATTTCCTCTGAAGAAATAGTTGATGAGGGAGCTCAAGGAGCCTTAACTGAAGTTTATGTCAGTGTAGGCTTTATGGACGATTTTATAAGCAGCGCAACTGAGATAGAGCCCACGAAAAAATCTCTATTAAGAAAGGTCAACTGGGCTACCAACACTGTAAAAGTTGGACCGAGAAACGCATTCTTAAAAGACTCTCTAATGTACAGGGCTTGGATAGTCATGAATGTAAACTGGGACTCTAAAGACATTCTAGATTATCAAGCTTCAAATATATCTGAAGTTGCTTACCCAAGTCATGCTGCAAATTATGCAGTGAGACAGCAAAAAGTTACTCATGGCAAAGGTGGCGGCACATCATATAAAAACTTTACTATTCAAGCCAATAGAGCAGGTAGAAGTTTCACATTTAAAAATCCCCTACCCTCTAGCCAATACGAAATAGTGATTTACTATTCTCCGAGAGAGAAAAAATATACTTCTGGATCTAAAATTCCAATATTCGGAGAAGGAAGTCATTCCCCTGAGATATCTGTTTCCTCTAAAACTAGATATGGCTTTACTATAAATAATGTCTCAACCGGAGGTTATGGAACTAACGGCAAGCCTCTTAAAGGTTGTTACTTTATTGGAGTCTTGCTAGGAAGCAATATAGTCACTAATCTAAATGCGTTTGGGACAAATAATGCAGATGCTACATGGCTTAGTGATGAATTTCCATATGATACAGATCGATTAGACGAGGCTAGAAGCATTACCTTAAATACTGAATTAGGAGCATTTGACTTAAACTTTTAAAATGAAAAAATTTCTAATTGCATTTTTTGATTGCGACCCAAATTCGGTAATTATTCCAATTGGTGATAACTCAGATGGAGACTTGTCTTTATTAAGGCAAGTTAAAATGCTGGGACTCAGCCCAAGTAATGTTGTTAAGAGCTTTACTCTTACAATGAATGATTACGTAGTCCCTGAAAAATATCTTTCTTGCTTTAAGCTGAAAGAGGACAAGCTGGTTTTCGACAACTCTCAAATAATGTATGAGAATCTTGACTTCTGGATGGCTCAAAGGCAGGAGCTATTCAATGACTTGGACGTAGAATTTATAAGAGCGTTAGAAGATGGAGATGAAAATAAAGTCTCTAAAATAAAAGCTCAAAAGAAATTTTTGAGAGATTTGCCTAATTTTATCCCCCTTAAACTTGCAGAAGTTATGGGCATCGAAGACGCTTATACGTACAGAGACGAAGATGGAAAGCCTGTTGGCGTAGTAGATAGCTACGATGCGCTTTCTACGTCTCAGCAAATTTATTATAAAGGTCTTTTCAATGAAAGATACTCTGTTTCTCAAGTACTAAAATATACCCCATTTTACAACATTCTATATGTCGATGTAGTAAATGGAGGATCAGGATATAAGACAACCCCAACAATAGAGTTTAATTGCGATTACGAAATGGCTTTTCCTCCACTATGCAAAGTTATACTGGAAGATGAAAAAGTTAAAAAAGTAGAAGTCCTAATCGCTGGATGCGGAATAGTAGGAGATTACTCTATGATAGTGTCAAAGCCTGACGAAGGGGATAATCATGCAGAAATAAAAACTGAAGTCTGCAATCAAGTAGATATTAATTACCCTTCTTTCGAAGTTCCTCCTCAAGAGAGCTAATCTTATCTTCTAGGTTTTTTATTCTAGAATCAACAATAGTCATAGCCTTATTAAACACTGTGCTGGCGCTCATGCTGTTTTCCAATAAATAAGGAAGACCTAGATTCTGAGAAAAATCTTGAGCCGTGTTAAACAATGCCGACTCTTTACTGTCGGACAAATAAGGAGTAGAAAGATGAAGCGCTTTCTTCTTGGCTGAAATTTTTCCAAATTTAACTCCAGAAGGTAAACTGGAATCTAGCAACAAGTAAAAATCGCCGTTATCCATCTCTTTGATATCTATGAGCTTTTGAGTGAAAGCACTTCTTTTGGGAGATGAAGAAAAAGATAAATTAATTTCTAGCCCAGATCCTGAATCGGAATCCGGAGACCAAGCCAGTAATATCTCTCCCTCTGGGACTGACAAATATTTGCCGGGAGTTTTTAGACTCAATGAAGTAACTGCGCCATTTTCCCCCACTGAAGAGACTTCTAATTCAGCCCAAAGGTTTTTATTTATTGATAAATCTACTTGGCTTTCACCTTCGCTTACATTGAATACATCGCCTACCTCGTATCCTTGACCCGCTGAAATTATTTCAAAATTATTATTTAGATTATATTCTTTATAAGACAAATCAACAGAATCACCCAAAACAAAGTTTTTAGCCTCTTTGTCTGAGACAATTAATTTATCCAAGGAAATAGCATCAAAGTCTAATACGAAATAAATATCCTCTACCTTGGATATCTCATAGTTCTCAGGGTCAGCATTAAATTTGAAAATAGACCCCGGTTTTACGTAATGCGGCTTAAAATCAGTATCGCATAACACTAAATTAGAGCCGTTAGCAACAGAGGCTCTATTGTTTGTAAATTTCTTTGGCATGATTTGTTTTGTTTTAAAATATTACTTATTTAGATAACAATCCTCCGGGTCTTTGCTCCTTAACTATAGTATCTAGTACCACACTTCTCAAGTTGTCTGCCAGTTTTTCATTATCTTCGATACTTCTTTCTGTGCTCTGATCGTCGGCTTGATCGCCTCCAGATGCTTCTGTTCTGGTTTCTACATCAGCTTCTGCGGGTTGGCCAGCAGCAGTATTTATAGATATGTTGATATGGTTTACAATTCCACCACTACTGCTTTCAGGAGAATCTGGGTTTTGCCCTTCTCTTACCTCGGCTTCCTTAACCGAGGATTCTTCCATTAATCTATTTATATTCTCTGTTAGGTCAACGAGTCTTACAATCTTATCGGAGCTAAGAGCATTATCAACTTGGCCAGCACCATCAAATAACCCAGTACCACCAACATATCCACCATTTTGGAACCTAGAAATTTGGCCGCGATTTAGTCTGTTCATGAACGAAGTGCCATATTTGTTAGTGGCTTTCCTGTTCATGACATATTCACCGCCCATTAACATAACAGGAACATTGTCTTTATTTGGACCGCCCATAGCGAACCTTTTGACTAATCCGCCAAGAGCTAGATCGTCATCCATGAAGCCCCCTCCGCCCCCTCCATCTTGTTGATTTTTATAAGCTATTCCGCCAGCTATAGCTCCAGAC